TAAAGATATTAAAAAGAACGATTCAATATCTACTATTTCTCGTAAATTACAAGATACATCTAAAGAGATGAAAGCTGTAGTTAATAAATGGAAAAAAGCTGAAGGTGAAGATAAAGAGAGATTATTAGCTCGTTTAAAAGAACTAACTAAAATCAAAAAAGAACTTGAAGGGTTACTTTAAAAATATTCAAACATTACTAGTTGTAGTATTAGCAGTTCTTTTGTTTTATCAAAATAGCTGCTCTTCTACACCTCCTGTAGAACCACAAACTATTACAGAAGTGGTAACTAGGTGGGATACATTAAAGGTTGCAACAAAAGAATATGTTCCAAAATACATTAGAAAGACAGTAGTTGACATTGACACATTTCAGGCGCCAATTGATACTATGAGTATTTTAAGAGATTATTATGCTAAGTACTTTTATACTGATACCATTAAGGTTGATAGCCTTGGATTTATAGTGATAAATGATACGGTTACTCGTAATTTAATATCAAAACGAGATGTTCAATCCAACATATTCATCCCAACAACTACAATTACTAATACTACTTACCTCTACAAACGCGAGTTATTTTGGGGCGTTGCGGTAGGTGGGATGATAAATCCTGTACAAGATGAATCACCAATAAATTATATTAGCGGTGAATTAATGTACGTTAATAAAAAAAGAAATGTATACGGTTTTGGTTTAGGGGTAGATAAAGATTTTCTCCCTATAGTATCAGGCCGCCTATACTGGAAAATAGGTAAATAATGGCTGAACCAAATTTAAGACAGATAATTCAATCTGAATACGTTAAATGTGCTGCTGACCCAGTTCATTTTATGCGTAAATACTGTTATATACAGCACCCTCAACGTGGACGTATTCCATTTAATCTATACCCATTCCAAGAAAAAGTACTCACATTATTCCAGGAAAACCCATATTCAGTAGTATTAAAATCTAGACAGTTAGGTATTTCTACTTTAGGTGCTGGTTATTCTTTATGGTTAATGTTATTCCATAAGGATAAAAACGTACTTTGTATTGCAACAAAGCAGGATACAGCTAAGAACATGGTTACGAAGGTTAAATTTATGTATGAAAATTTACCTTCTTGGCTTAAAATAGATGCACCTGAAAATAACAAATTAACATTACGATTAAGTAATGGATCACAAATTAAAGCAACATCTGCAAGTAGTGATGCTGGTAGATCAGAAGCAGTTTCCCTTCTATTAATTGATGAGGCAGCCTTTATTGATAATATTGGCGAGATCTGGGCTTCAGCTCAACAAACACTAGCTACTGGTGGTGGGTGTATAGCATTATCTACTCCTTATGGTACGGGTAATTGGTTTCATCAAACATGGGTTAGAGCAGAAAATCAAGAAAACGATTTTTTACCCATTAAACTTCCCTGGTACGTACACCCAGAACGTGATCAGGCTTGGAGAGATAGACAGGATGAATTATTGGGTGACCCTAGAATGGCAGCACAAGAATGTGATTGTGATTTTAGTACCTCTGGTGATACTGTATTCTATGCTGAATACTTAGAATTTTATGAACAAACTTATATCAAAGATCCCCTCGAAAAACGAGGTGCTGATCAAAATTTATGGATTTGGGAGCCAGCCGACTATTCTAGATCCTACCTTGTGGTTGCAGACGTTGCTCGTGGGGATGGGAAAGACTATTCTGCGTTCCATATTATTGATATTGAAACGAATACCCAAGTTGCTGAATATAAAGGGCAATTAGGCACAAAAGAATTTGGTCATTTATTAGTTGGCATAGCTACTGAATATAATGAAGCGATGCTTGTAGTAGAGAATGCTTCTATTGGTTGGGCAACGATTCAAACAATTATAGATAGAGGATATACTAACCTTTACTACTCATCTAAAAGTGATGCTACAAAAGCAAATTCGTATTTTGATCGATATATGGATACGAGTAAAATGGTTCCTGGATTTAGTATGACATCTAGAGTTAGACCTTTAATTATAGGTAAACTTCAAGAATATGTTAATGATAAATCAGTTACCATTCAATCAAGACGTTTAATTGAAGAGATGAAAGTGTTTATGTGGAAAAACGGACGCGCTGAAGCTCAACAAGGGTATAATGACGATTTGGTTATGGCATTTGGGATTGGTATGTTTATGCGTGATACATCGTTTAAATTTAGTCAGCAACACTTAGATATGAGTAAGGCCTCATTAAATAGTATTGCTACTAATAAAGTATCTTGGAAAGGTGGTTACAATGCTAATAGTGTTGATAACCCATATACACAAGAGATAAACGGAAAACAAGAAGATATTAGTTGGTTGCTTTAGACAATATTTATAATAATAACAGATATTATGGCTGATAAAGGCTTATTTACTAGATTACAAAGATTATTTTCCTCGGATGTTGTTATCCGTAATGTAGGAGGTAATCAATTAAAAACGGTTGATACCGACCATATCCAAACCTCTGGCGAGTTTGCTACAAACTCTTTAATGGATAGATATAGAGGAGTTTACCAAAACCCATCTTCAACCTCATTATATGGTGCCCAGTTCAATATGAACTACCAATATATGAGGACTATGCTTTACTCAGATTACGATGTAATGGATACAGATGCTATTATAGCTTCTGCTCTTGACATTGTAGCTGATGAGTGTTCACTTAAAAACGATATGGGTGAGGTATTACAAATTAAATCCTCGGATGAAGACATCCAGAAAATCCTATATAACTTATTTTACGATGTATTAAATGTTGAGTTTAACCTTTGGTCTTGGACTCGTCAAATGTGTAAGTATGGTGATTTCTTTCTTAAACTAGAGATCTCAGAAAAATTTGGTGTTTATAACGTAATACCTTATTCAGCATATCATATTGAAAGACAAGAAAACTTCGATCCAGAAAATCCATCTAAAGTAATATTCAATTACAACCCAGATGGTTTCTATGGTGGTTCTTCTTCTGGTTATTACAATGTTCCAAATCAGCAGAATGCTAATATGATTACATTTGATAATTATGAGGTTGCCCATTTCCGTTTACTTTCGGATATGAACTATTTACCTTATGGTAGATCATATATCGAACCAGGTCGTAAATTATACAAGCAATATGCGTTAATGGAAGATGCTATGTTGATTCATAGAATTGTAAGAGCACCTGAAAAACGTATTTTCAAAATTAATGTTGGTTCTATACCACCAAATGAAGTGGAAAACTTCATGCAAAAAACTATTTCAACACTTAAGCGTACTCCATATATGGATGAGCAAACAGGTGAATATAACTTGAAATACAATATGCAAAACTTACTTGAAGATTTCTATCTACCAGTTAGAGGAAATGATCAAGCAACTCAAATTGACACAACACCTGGTCTATCATATGATGGTATTCAAGATGTAGAATACCTAAGAGAAAAATTATTCGCTGCTCTTAAAGTGCCAAAAGCATTTATGGGTTACGATGCTGATCTATCAGGTAAAGCAACGTTAGCAGCTGAGGATATTCGTTTCGGTCGTACAATTGATCGTATCCAACGTATCTTAATTTCAGAATTGTATAAAATTGCATTAGTTCACTTATACGCTCAAGGGTATAGAGACGAACAAATGACCAATTTCACACTAGATTTAACTACACCTTCAATTATCTACGATCAAGAGAAGATCGCATTGATGAAAGAAAAAGTAGATCTAGCATCACAAATGATGGAGAATAAATTAGTTCCAACAGATTGGATCTATGAGCATATTTTCCACTTCAGTGAAGATCAGTATGAAGAATACAGAGACTTAATTGCTCAAGACCAAAAACGTCAATTCCGTTTAGCTCAAATTGAGACTGAAGGTAATGATCCACTTACAACAGGTCGTTCATATGGTACACCTCACGATCTAGCTTCATTGTATGGTCAAGGTAGAATGGAAAGTGATCCAAGCAATGTACCTGATGGATATGATGAAAAAACACCATTGGGTCGTCCTGAAGAAAAAGCTTCAAATATTAATACTCAAGATAACGTATTTGGTAAAGATCGTTTAGGTAAAAAGGAGATGAAAGCCAATGAGCCTATAGGTTTAAGAGAAAACGCACAAAAACAATTTATAAAAAATCGTTCTTTATTTGAAGGTTTAGATAAAGAAATTGTGTTTAAATCTGATAAACGTAAAGAATCGTTATTAGATGAGTCAAAAATCAAAGAGTAATATCTCCTTATATATTTATAATAAATCCTAGTAGGAATGAACATTAAACATTCAAAGTATAAAAATACTGGTATCCTTTTCGAATTATTAGTTCGTCAAGTAACTGCTGACACCTTAAATGGTGTAGAGTCTGCCGCTATTAAATTGATTCAAAAATATTTCGTTAAGTCCGAATTAGGAAAGGAATATAAACTATATGAAGCGTTAACTAAAACAACCACCCTTACCGAAAATAAGGCTAATGTTTTAATCCAAACGTTACTAGAATCCTCTAAAAAATTAAATCGTAGAGCTCTTAAAAAGGAGAAATATAATTTGATTAATGAGATTAAAGATAGTTATAATTTAGAAGAATTTTTTAAAACTAAACTTCCACATTATAAAGTACATGCTGCTTATTATATGTTATCGGAAGTTCAAAGTACTGAAGCTCTAGTAGACACCGATATTATTGTAAATAATAAAATGACTCTCCTAGAGCATCTTTCCACTTCAGATATT